CTCTATCAAAACCCATTTCAATTAAATCTGATCTTGTTTTTAAAACTCTATGTGCAACAAAAGTGGCATCTTCAATACTCTTGGCAGACTTTTGAATTAAAAATTCTTCAGGTGGAATATTTTCTATCTTAACTTTACCATAAGAATTTGTTCTTTTGATAATCACATTATGGATCATTGGAACAGGTTGTTCTGGTAATTCTTGACCTTGTTGTTCTGCTAAAGCTCTTAACTGTTCTAATTGTAATTTTGCTTTCTCATCTTCAATTGCTTCTTCTTCAACAACCTCAACATCATCACTATCTAATAATAATGAATATTCTTGGTCATTTAAATTTTCGTAAGTTTCTTGCTCAACCTTTTTACTGTCGTCCCAATAAACTTTTACAATTCCATTTTTCTCAATTAACGCATCTTTAAACCATGTGTATAAAATTGAGAAACCTGGATTATCTTTATTAAAGATATAATTTACATAATTAGTTACTTGTTCAGCTTGTGCCACATCTTCCGATTTAACTGGCTCACATTTAATTACTTGATCTGATGCTGTAAAAATTTTAAGTAAATTAGGTAAGATAGTTTCAATAGTGTCAGCTACATCAGTTGATACAACTTGTGATCTACCATCTATCTCAGTCCCTAAGGGTTCTCCCATATAATACTCTAAAGATTTTTTTCTTTGAGCTGATAGGTTTCCACCCATATAACCCATAGAGTTATTAATCTCTTGGCTTATAATATTTTTTAATTCTAATTCTGTTATTTTTTCTGCCATATTAAACTATATAATTTGTTTCAACTGGAATTGTTTCTTTCCAATCACTAACTTCTACACCCTCACCTACTATGCCTGTTCTAAAAGAGTCAGCACAATGAGATGCGTAATTGTGTAAAGGTTTATTTCTAAAACATTGATTTTTGTCGTCCCATCTTTTTTGGTAGGCTTTTAAATTCTCAAGAGCTTTTTGACATTTATTTTTGTCAAACCAACAATTAGGAAGTGTTTTTCTTACAGCTTCAATTCCATCTTCAATAGATAGTTTTGGTGCTACTTCAAAAGCGATACCTAATTCTAAAGCACTCTCCAATCTTGATTTACCAAAGTTACCTATTTCTCTAACTTTAATATCATGGGGTGCTATATGCTTTGAATACTCATATTCTTTTCTATTAATGACATCTACATAGTGATCTAAACCCTCACCAGCATTTTCATAATAATCTATTAATCTGATCTCTCCTTTATACCTTTGGACAAACCATATCGCTGTGCTGTCATTTAAGCCTAAATCCCACCATGTTTCAGTATCTAGGTTGTCATCATACAGATTGTCTGTAATACGTCCCTTAGACTCTAACAGCTCTATTAAAGCACCATAATAAGAACCTGTTATGGCAGCTTGGAAAGAACATTCAAATTCTTGTTCGTATAAATCCTCAGACATCATTTGCTTTGCAGCAGTTAATTCTTCAGGATCTAATATATTAGTTTCACTAGCTTTAAATAAACCAGCATACCAAGTTTCATTCTTCTCAGCTTCTTTATAAAGTTGATAGAAATAATTTCTACCTTTTGGTGTACCAATAAAAACACACCAACCTTTTCGGTCTGCCAAAGCTGGTCTTATAACCTCTGGAAATATAGTTTGTTTAATAGATTGAGTTTCGTCAAAAACACAACCATCTAAAAATATACCTCTAAGAGCTTGATCGTTCTCTGCTCCAAGAATTGTAATCCTTGAACCATTTGGTAGATCACATCTTAATTCTGACTCATTAAACTTAGTTCCAGGTATTTTACCAGCGAACTGTTTTATATAATCCCATGCTGTCGCCTTACCTTGTTTAAAGGTAGGAGATATAAAAGCATATCTTGGGTTTGGCAAAGGACAAGTAAGTGCTGCTTTAATCATTTGATTAATCATCATTACTGTCTTTCCAGCTCTCCTATGGAGAACCAATACACTAAATCGGTGTATATCAATTTTTTTATGCAAAAAATTTTGGAGTTCTCTTGGCTTATATGGAATGACTATTTCTGGCATTTTTAAAACAAACCCCCCCTAATGTACTGTAACTCCTCTAGGTACATTTAATAGCTGCTCTATTCCTAGATCGTCCATTATGTGAGTTGAGAAGTATCTACATTCAGTTAGATCGTTAAATCCACCAAAGTGAACAACAACAGATTTACTGCTTTCCATAATATATATTACTGCTGAGTAACCTTTTTCGTTGTCGTCAAAATCCATCATAAAATCCTTAATCTAGTTGTGTGTACCTTGTATTAAAATATTTACAGTTACCTGATTTTTTTTGGTGGTGGGGTCGCTATAAAACCCCCCAAAACCTCAGTTTCAAACCATTTGAAATAAGCATTTGATTGTTAATCAATTGGTATTGACCTGGAAGCCTTGATTTTATTTACTTATTAAATTCTATGTTGCTTAAATGTTTCTAATCTTTTTATGATCTTTGTAATTCAATTATAAATTGTATAAATTAGAGCTTATAATAACTATGGACTACTTTGTTTCTGTTGCTCCAATGATTTAAAAGAAATACTAATTAAACCAATGTTTTTAACTTGTCCATTTAACAATCAATGGTGAATTACTATCACCACTTATCTTTAAATTAGCATCATTCTTTCCATAAACCTTAGCATTTAGTTTTTCTGCTCTCCATTTGGCTAAGCTAATGAACTCTTTAATTAGATGAGTTGATCCAAGATCAACCTTTTCTTTATGTCTTGCATCTTCAACTGCTGAATTAATAAGGTTTTGAGCATCTGACAAACAATATTCAATACCATCAGACTTAGCTTGTGAATACATCTCTCTCAATTTTGGGTATTTATTAACATTCAATAACCATTTTCTGAAGCACTCCCAAGATAGAGAATGAGTCTTTAAAGTATTTTTAATAGATATTCCTTGAGCTAAATCTTTCATAATTAGATCAATTAGTTCTTTTGAGTATTTTGTTTTATTAGCCATAATTTTTTAGTTTATAATAATTCTAAGGTATTGTTGTATTTATGCAACACAATTAGAGGTTGTTTATCTCACATTAATTCATTTAATTTGATGTTATCAATTAGTTGACGTTAGTTAGTTGCTTTGATATTAATTAATTATGATTCAAATTAACAAACTTAATAAAGGAGAAATATGAATCTTATAAAAGCACAAGAAAAACTAAAAGAAATTAATAATCTTTTAGAAAGTCCAAATTGGTTTAAATCAGAAACTCATGATCTTTTAGATAAAAGAAATGAACTACAATTTAAATTAAATTCTCAAAATATTAATTTTATTTTGAGAGGTCAGAATAAATATTACTATGCTAATCAGATTGCAGAATTTACAGAAAATGTAAGTAAATTTGGTTTTGGTCATATTACTACTGACATGATTAAAAGAGATGGAATTTGTTTTAATCAATATTCCATTAATAATGGTTACAATCAATACTGTAGAGATATGAAAAGATTTTCTTCTAAGGAAGAATTAATCGGATTTGTAATAGGTTACAATCAAGCTATCTCAAACTTTCAAAGGGAGGTTTAAATGAAATTAATAATCAGAAAAATTTTATATAAATTTCACATGATGTTCACAAATAAACATGACATTGAAAAAAGAGTGAATTTGATTGTAAAATATGATCCATTAAATATATTAAATTAGATCGAAACACCCCTTTTGGGGTGTCTTAGGGTTACTCCCTAACTGATGAGATCAGAAACTAAAAAAGAGGTAAAAATGACTAAAATAAAATGGCATGGTTATGACAATTACGACATGAACTGCGATATTGAAGAACTTGAAAAACATGGTTTTGTTTGTTCTTCATATGACAATGATCTTGCACCATCATATATGAATAAAAAAGAGAATATTCAAATATTCTTTTTTGATCTTGAGTCTGATGAGATGAAAGCAGAAGAAAGAAATTTTAAATATTCATTAATGAAACTTGATGAGCATGGTGAATATTTAAATGATATAGGTCAAACAAATTCTTTTGATCAAATGATTAAATTAGTAAAAAAAAATGAGGTAAAAAATGAAAACATTTAAATTGAAGGTAGGTCAAAAAATAGAATTAATTGACCATTTGCATATGGTTGAAAGATCAGAGATTAATTTTTCAAATAATATTGCAACTGTAAAATCTAAAGATGATAAGCAGATCACTATTCAATTAGAAAAATATTATGATTATTTAAATGAATGGAATAATTGTCTTGTATTTGACATTGATGATGAAAACCATGTCGATATCAATTGTGAATTTATTGATGAAAATGATGATGCAAAATATGAAAGATTAGTCAATTATCTTGAAGATAAAAAATTTTTTATTGTCAGATGGAGTGGTGATGCTTGTGATCATAAAGAATTATTTGATGAAAAATGTGGTTGTCATGTATCTTATAGAGTGTCTGAACCTATAAAATATTTTACTGATCACCCTTATGACGTTGAAACAATTGAAAGTTTGCTTGATTTAGATATTGGTGAAAAATTCAATGTAGATGAATTAATGCAAGATATAGAAATAATGAGAGTTCAATAAGGCTTAGACCAATAGAAAGAAACAAACAGAGAGAGTTAGGAATAAGCCCTATTATGATCTAAATTAACTTAATCTGAGATAAATGAAATAAATACAAAATTAAGTTATATTATACCAGATTTAGTACATTAATTTCTGATATTGTCAAGATATAGTGTGGTAAAAATACAATAAAATTTTGAGAATTTTTTTTCCCTTTTTACTACAGAAATTTTAGCAAAAATGAAAATCCCTTATAGGGGTAACCTCAAAATATAAAGTCAAATTTCCTTATAGGGGTAACCCCAAAATTATTTTGAAATATATTTGTAGCCTTTAGTATTATACACCATTGATAGGTCAAGGAGAGCCTTGTAATAGTCTGATCTCACCTTTTCATGGCTAGAGGGTAGAAAGAATTTTTTAAGCTCTCTGAAGCTCTTACGATTGGGGAAGTTTCTAAGTGCTATTATATCTCTGTCCTTTTCAGTAGCTTTAACAAGTAATAATATACAAAATTCATAAGTTTGTAGTTGACCACTATTTAGCCTTATTCTGAGTCTTGGTTTATCATCATCTTTATAGGTGTCTTTATCTTTACCAATTCCATATAAGCGATCTATTAAAGAAAACATCTCAGTTCTTTTATTTTTCATACTTGGAGAGGGTAAATATCTTTCAACATAGGTTGCAGTTTGAAACATATTGTCAAGCTCATCTACTGTTATTCTAGTTGGAATCATCTTCCTCCTGGATTGCTTTAAGATATTGCTGAAATCTATCAGTTGAAAGTGATTTGCTTTTGAGCTTAATATCTTTCTGTTGATAGTAGCCTTTTCTATCTTTCTTAATTTTTGTAACTGCATTGGCATATGGGAGAGATTTATTCTTAACCATATCTTTTATGATCTTGTCTATTTCATCTTTTCTATTATTCATATAGACCTACCCTTGAATATCCTTTAAAGGAAAATATTCGCATATAGATATATATATATAGTTCTATATTGAGTGTGGTTTTCAATAGTCCCAAATAAAGAAAACGATAGTCCCAAAATTGTATAATCACTTAATAACCTCCTTGATGTGGATAACATTGGGAGAACTCATAGCTTTGTTATGATCCCTTTGTTGCTTGTTTTTAGATAGAGATATTTTCTTTCTCTTATTGAGGTTGTGCAAAATGTATTCTTGCATAGTGGGTTTATCAAAAACGTAATGACAAGTTCCATTCTCAATCTGTTTTCTAGCCAACATTCCAAATAGAGTTAATCGGTCTAATGCTGCAACCAAAGTTGGAACAGTTTTTATTCCTGTTCTAATCATTAAATATTTATGGGATATTCTGCAACCTCTAGGAGCATTTTCAAATGACTTACAGATAATATAGATTAGCTTTTCATGGGAGTTTAAAGCTCTGTTATTAATTAAATCCTTATCTATCTTTTCAAAATATTTCATATCCAATCAATCATAGGTTTGCCATTGTAATTAACATCATAGATGAACCATGCAAAAGCCATCAATCCACCTTTTTTGTCGTTCTTTTTAAATCCTAATCTTCTTGAAAAAATTAAAACTTTTTTTAATTTGTCTTGATTAAATAAAACTGATGATCTTTTTTTACCCTCTAAGAAAGATAACTTGCATAGCAAAGCCATTTTTTTATTAACTGAATTTAAACCATGTAGAGTAAATTCTGTTGCTAAGTTAAATGGAGGATTAGTAATAATATTATCTACTTTGTCATTGGTAGTTAAAAAATCTTTTACCTCTCCATAACCTCTATCAATTAAATCAGAGCTATAAACATCATAACCAGCTTTAATTAAGGGATCTGATATTGCTCCATCACCACAAGAACACTCCCAAATTTTACCATCAAATTTTTCGTATTTAATTAAATCTTCTATTGCATCTAGGGGTGTTGCATAAAAATCATTTTCAATACGATCATTATTAAAATTATGACCTACCATTTGATAAGCAGCTTTAATCATTATTTAACCCTCCTAAAAACAGTTCTCCAAAACCAGGATCTGCAAATAGAAATAGCTGTGAAAATAACTGCTATATGGAAGCTCTCCAGGATTGTCGGATATAGGTCAAAAAATGGAAATATATATAGCTGAATAAGTGTGCTTAATAATAAACCACTTCCAACATCAATTAATGTTTCATATAAATTTCTCAATCTTTATCTCCTAATTCTTTCTCAATTTGGCTCATAGATTTACCTAAAATGTGAAGTGCATAATGATCGGCACAATATCGTTTTCCTCTTTCATTTAGATCAGCTCCCTTTTTACAAACGCAACAAGGCTTTTTAGGATCTCCATACATATCAAATTCCATTCATTTCTTTTTCTGCTTCAATGATTGCTTTGCCAATTTCTGTGATGATTGGTGGAACGATTGAGTTTCCAAGTGCTTTAATTCTATTGGCTCTATTTTTGTCCAATTCTGTGGAAATCCCATTAGGAACTCCAAAAAGTTTGGATTCAATCTCCCACCATTCTCCCTCACATTGTTCTCTCCATGTATTTGTTCCCCCAAATTTCCCTTTTTCCGATCCCAAAGTGCTGCACACCGATCTTGAGCTTTTGGAGTCCCATACATTTTTTTTGGTGGTGGATTGTTTTTTAATATTTGTCTGGCACAACTGTTTTGAGAACTCTTGCCCATTTTCCAGGTTGTGTTGTAACTCATGTCCTTGTGGTCTGATGCTCTTGGTGTTGGGTAGTTCCACTTGATTACCGGTTGCTCTGAGTTGTGATCCTTGATTGCTGTTAATATATTTATTTGATGTTTCTTCTCCCTTAAATTTTTCTGACTTCTTGCTCCTCTTGCTGAGTCCCAAGCATTTGGTGTTGGCAGCAACGATCCAGACTCTTGATCTTTTGTGCCATGCTCCTTGCGAACTAGCTGAAATATTAAAAGTTTGGACTTCGTAACCTTGAGATTCCAAATCATTGTGTATGCCTTGCAAGATTTGTCCATCTGAGATGTTAATAAGGTTTTGGACATTTTCGCCAATAATCCATCTGGGTTGAACTTCTTTAATGACTCTAAACATTTCGTCCCACAAATATCGTTCATCATCTTTTCCTTTTTGCTTACCGGCAATACTAAAACTTTGGCATGGAAATCCTCCAACAACGACATCTGCTTTAATTTTTGTTCCATCTAATTTTTTAATATCCTCATAAATTGGTATTCCTGGCCAATGTTTGTGTAAAACTTTATGACAAAATTTATCTTGTTCACAAAATCCAATTGTTTTAAATTTTCCTGTAGCTTCCAAGCCAACACTAAAACCTCCGATCCCAGAAAATAAATCAAGTACATTTAATTCCATGTTCCATTTTTTAATAATTCTATTGGTGTTAATTTGTCAGGTGGTATTGAATAACAAAATGGTCGGTCAAGACCAAAGTTTGTTTTCCATTGTTCCTGTCCAAGTACAAATGTTGAATTAACAAATCCTAAAATTTTAAAGTTTGGAGCTTCATCAATTACTAAAATATAAAGTTCGCCAGGTTTTGCCTTAGGTCTAATGATTAAAGAATTATTATTTTTAGGAAGCTGAGTTCTAACTTGTAATTTTAAATCTTTAAAAATTAAATCTGGAACTCCACCAACATTGCAATGATACTCAAATTTTTTTCCTAAAAATTTTGCAACTGCCACCTCACCCATTGCACCTGATATGGACTTAGCCATTTGATCGTTAAGAGATCCTTTATAATTATATCCCCAACTCTCTTTATTCTTTTTAGACTCTAAACATCTAAGTATTCCAAGATGAGCTGCTGATTGCATCTCATATAAATCTAAGGTTATGTTGCTACTCTCCATCATCACCTTTCTCTGTGCAAATATGGAGGAATACAGGCTTGTTTTTATAGTAGTAATGTCCCCAAGTTTCACCATTTCCACTAGAATATTTGGGATTTTCCTCAAAATTGGCAAAATTATCTAATGCTTTTTCGCAAGTAACATTGCTTAATGCCTTTGTAATTGGGACTTTTATTAGCTCTAAATGACCATCACTAGACATCACACCAAAAATTAACATCAATATCTTCATAAATAGATAATT